GTTCCACTACAATGTGGGTAATGAGAATGGGTTCTTGTGTCCAAAGCGTATGCATGGTGATGATTGCCCTGTGTGCGAGTTTGTCTCAAAGCTATATAACACTAAGGATGAAGAAGATCGTAAGATGGCTAGCAACATGAGAGCCAAGCAGCGCTTCTTCTCGCCTGTCGTTATTCGTGGGGAAGAAGATAAAGGTGTTCGACTATGGGGTTACAGCAAGACTGTTTATGAACGTTTGTTGAGTCTTGTTCTAAATCCAGATTATGGTGATATTACAGACCCTGAAGACGGAACAGATATGGTTATTGACTATGGAAAGAAGTCAGGCCAACTATATCCTTCTACAGATGTTCAGCCACGACGAAAGTCATCGGCATTGGCTAAAGACAAGTCACAGTCTCGTGAATTTATGGATTCTAAAATTGATTACAACTCACTTTTTAATTCAAAAACGCAAGAAGAGATTGGAAATGCCCTAGAGGTTCACTGCAATGGAGTTTCAGACACTGAAAAGCCAGATGTCCAATCCTATAAGGCCGCAGGCACCTCTAACGAGGTTGAGGCCTCCTTCAAGCAACTTTTGGCTGCTGGGTAGTGATTAGAGGGGGGGCGAATGCCCCCCCTCTTTTATCACATTTAAAACACTACACAAGGAACAAAAATGGCAAAAGGAACTGGTCGGTTGAAAATAGCCGACATGAAAAAGTTGATTAATAAAAAGGCGGGAATGAATGTGGCCTTTTCTCTTTCAGATGATAACCCTACAGAGGTAACACAATTTATCCCTACGGGGTGTAAGTGGCTTGATGGGATTATCAAGCGAGGAGATTGGGGTGGCATTCCTGTAGGGAAGGTAAGTGAGATTGCTGGTCTGGAAGCAACTGGCAAGTCTTACATGGCAGCACAAATCGCTGGCAATGCTCAACGAATGGGTATTGATGTAATCTATTTTGATTCAGAAAATTCCATTGACCCAAGTTTTTTGGCAATGGCAGGCTGTGATGTTGAAACACTACTTTATGTCCAAGCAAGCTCAGTAGAGTTTGTCCTTGAAACGATAGAGAGTCTTTTAGCAAATAACGATAGTCAGATGCTTTTTATCTGGGATAGTATGGCGTTGACGCCATCAGTGTCAGATATCGAATCGGACTTTAATCCGTTATCAACAATGGCGGTAAAGCCTCGTATTCTATCAAAGGGGCTTTCCAAGTTGATTCAGCCTATCGCTAATACTAAATCAACTCTGTTGATTCTTAATCAGTTAAAAACAAATATTACAAGAACACCAGCAATGGCGCTAGTTACCCCCTACTTTACACCGGGAGGGAAGGCTTTAAACTATAGCTACTCTCTTCGCATTTGGCTGACTGCAAGAAAGGGAAAAGCTAGCTTTATTTATGATGACAAGGGATTTAGAATTGGTACAGAAGTTAAAGCAAAGATTGAGAAGTCCCGCTTTGGAACTCAGGGTCGTGAATGCACTTTTAAAATTTTATGGGCCGGCGACGAAGTAAAAGTAATGGACAAGGAAAGCTGGCTTGAAGCAATTAAATCATCAGAAAGCGTAACAAACGCCGGGGCATGGTTTAGTTTGCATCACGAAGACGGCTCTGTTGATAAATTTCAAGGAAAAAACTGGACCGAAAAACTAAAAAATGAAAAGTTTTATAATCGTGTAATACAAATTTTAGAAGAAGAGGTGGTAATGAAATTCGATAAACGCCTTGGAAGGGCAGAAGAATTTTATGGAGAAGACAAGGAGGCTAAATAATGGCAAAAATTAGCACGGCCGGCAAAATTAAGAAGCGTGGCCCACGAAAAAAAACAAATCAAGGTCGTGGTAAGTTCACGAAAAAGTTCCACAATAAGTCTTCTAAGCAATACAAAAAGCCATATAGGGGTCAAGGCAGATAGAAAAGACTTGACTCCAACAAGAACCTCTGGTAGAATATAGGTCCTACCAGAGGTTTTTTATTATGAACAAAATTATGATTATTGATATGCTTAATATGTATTTTAGAGCATACATTGTAGATCCGTCCCTTTCTACAAATGGCCAGCCAATTGGCGGCATTAAGGGCACTTTAAAAATTATGCAGAAAATGTTGAGAGAGATGAAGCCAAGTCAAGTTTACCTATGTTGGGATGGCAGGCAAGGTTCTTCTAAGAGAAAGAAAGTAAATAGCAATTACAAAGAGGGAAGAAAACCACTAAAGTTAAATCGCAGTTACGACAACTTGACTGATGATCAGCAGTTGAAAAATATGATTTGGCAACAAACCCGCCTAATAGAATATTTTAATTCAATGCCTTTTTGTCAAATTATGATTGAACACACGGAGGCTGACGATGTGATTGGGTTTTTGTGTAATCAATTGAAGGATAAGAATAAAATGATCATTTCCAGTGACAAGGACTTCTTCCAATTGTTAGACGACACAACAATTCTTTATAGGCCGATTCAAAAAGAGTTATTGAACAAATATGACATTATCGAGAAGAATAAAATTCATCCGAGAAACTATACTTTGGCCCGGTCAATGGTCGGAGATAAGTCTGATAACATTGAGGGCATCCGAGGTGTCGGCATGAAAAGTCTTTCTAAAAAGTTCCCAATTTTATCAGAAGATCGTGATGTTACTATTGACGAATTTATTGGAGAGTGTAAGAAAAGCACTAGCAACCTAAAAATTTACAGTAATATCATCGAAAACGAGAAAAAAATTAGAGAAAATTACAGCATAATGCAATTGTATAATGTAAATATTAGCCCTCAAAGTGCTGCGCATATAAGGAATTGTGTTAAGAATTACCCATACGACTTTAACAAAACAGAGGTCATGAAAATGATGTTACAAGATGGTTTTGCTGAAATAAAATGGGACTCTATGTTTGCTCAATGTAGGTTTATCGGCAAGGGGGAAAAATGAAACAACAGGAGATTATCAACTTTTCAAAGTTCGGTGTTAAATTTCAAGAAAATTTAGCAAAGCTAATCTTAACTGATCGGCTTTTTGCAGATCAGATTGGCGAAGTCTTAGATACTGGTTTTTTTGAGATTAAATATCTCCAAGCGTTTACAGAATTAATTTTTAAATACAAGAAAAATTATGACGTACACCCTTCGCTTAACACGATGGCGTCTGTTATTATGGGTTCTGAAAATGAATACGATGAGGTCGTGCACAAGCAGGTGAAGGATTTTCTAGTACGAGTGCATTCAAATCAAGATGTTGAAGGGAGGGAGTTTATTAAAGATACTTCGCTAGACTTTTGTAAAAAACAAAAGTTGAAATCAGCGATTATTAAATCTGTAGACTTGCTCCAGTCCTCCTCTTTTGATGAGATCGCAGATGTAATAAACGCTGCTTTAAAACTTGGCCAAAGTAATGATTACGGATATGATTATATTAAAGATTTTGAAAAAAGATTTGAGTTAAAATCTAGAAATCCAATTTCTACAAACTGGCCTGTGATGGATAATTTATTGCAAGGGGGCTTGGGAACAGGAGAATTAGGAGTTTGTGTGGCAGCTACGGGATCAGGTAAGAGTCATGTTCTAGTTCATTTAGGCGCAGCGGCCATAAAAAATGGGTGTAGCGTTGTTCATTACACACTAGAACTCTCAGATACGGTAATTGCTCGGCGCTACGATAGTTGTATTACTGGCGTACCTATGACAATGTTAAATCAAAAAAAAGAAAAAGTTTTGGAAGAAATCCAACTTGTTGATGGGTCCCTAGTTGTTAAAGAATATCCGACAAAAAGTGCATCAACAGCTACCATAAGACATCATTTAGAAAAAATTAGGAATCGAGGCATTCCAATTGACTTAGTTTTAATTGATTATGCGGACTTGCTTAAACCTAAAAAATCTTACGCCGAGAAAAGGCATGACCTTGAGTCGATCTATGAAGAACTGCGTGGTATTGCAAAAGAATTCAATTGTCCCATTTGGACATGCAGTCAAACAAATAGGTCTGGCTATAATGCAGAAATTGTTTCTGCAGAGTCAATTTCTGAAGCTTTTTCAAAGTGTTTTGTCTCTGACTTTATATTTACTTTATCAAGGACATCAGAGGACAAAGTAGACAACACCGGTAGATTTTTTGTAGCTAAAAACCGCTTTGGTCCCGATGGCCTTGTGTATCCAATTGATATGGACACCAGCAAGGTGTATATAAAGGTAAATAAGATGACTAAAGCTAGCGCAAGTACGCCAGCTAAAGATCAAAAAGAATTGTTAAGAAAAAAATATGAAAAATTTATGGAGAAAAAATAATGAAATTAGCAACTGAAATCTTGTCTGACATCACAGTGCACATGAAATATGCAAGGTACCTGCCAAAGAAGAAGCGTAGAGAAACTTGGAGAGAGTTGGTAAATCGAAATAAGCGAATGCACTGGAAAACTTACCCAGATTTAAAAGATGAAATCACAGAGGTTTATAAGCTCGTCCATAATAAAAAAGTATTACCTTCTATGCGTTCCATGCAGTTTGGGGGTAAGCCGATTGAAGTAGCCCCAAACCGCATTTATAATTGTGCATTTGCGCCCATTGATGATTGGCGAGTGTTTAGCGAGGTCATGTTCTTGCTGCTCGGCGGAACGGGCGTTGGTTACAGCGTTCAGCAACACCATGTTGATAATCTACCAGAAATTAGAAGGCCAAATC